CATTTAATATTCTTATCTGGTCAGTTATTATGGCAGACATTTATTTGAATTTTTTAGTTATTTATGTGGTATAACTTCCTACTTTTAAGGAAGCCTTTCTTGTTAATAAAACACCAGTCTCGATTCCGGTGATACCATTAGAGGTATTTACTGTATAAGCACGAGAAACATTACGATCAGACATGATAATTTTACCAAAACTGTAGTCTCCATAGTAATGACCATCAGGTAATTGATCTAGTCCAGCAGTAGTTCCCATACTTACAATGACTCTTGTTAATGCAGTTTGTCCAAATCCAATTGCATTTGTCGTGACACCTGACACGGCAGCAACACGATACACATTATCTATGAAGGTTGTTCCAATACCAACAATACTATCATCGTCATAATCCATTGAAGATCTTGCAGATCCAACATTTGAATTCTTAATTACAAAATAATCACCAACAGCTATTGCTGACTCTGTGATTGCATTTGTTGCACCTTGTGTAATATCAGAGTCTCTTAAATCTGAATCGAATGGTATCACCAAATCGAGTTGAACTGTGGGGTGTGTGATACCACCAACAGTTGTAAGTGCGATACCACTAATCACACCACTATCACCCGTAAATGATACAACAGTATTACTTTCAGTAAGTGTTGGTTGAGCACCTATTAACACAACAGGAGGGTTTGTTCCTGTATATCCGATTCCAGATTGAACACCAACTGTAATCGCATTCACTGAACCATTGGCGATAGTTGCTGTAGCCTCAGCACGAGCAGTTGTACCAAGTCCGACTGGATTTTGAATGGTGACAGTTGGAGCACTTGTATATCCTTTTCCACCATCAGATATAACAACACTTGAAATAGTTCCAGCAGCAGAAACAACAGCAGTTGCAGCAGCAGCGACTCTTTCAGCATTGTTAAATATAACGATATCTTTTTGGAAATCAGTTGCAACTAGGTTTTCATTCTTCGGATTGAAGAACGGTCTTAAGTTACTTAGATAAGCGATTGTTGTACCAACACCAACGGATTGTATGAAGTTTGTTGTTGGGAAGATTCTACCATCATATAATTCACGACTCTTACTTACGATCTTACCTTCAATAAAGAGATCTTCAGTTTGTTTTGTCCATTTAACAGGTCTCTTTTCTCTAGTATCCTCAAACACACCGGGGCCATCATATGCATTTGTATCAACAGAGTTTGATGAAGTTATTTCAACAACACTTCTTTCCTCTTCTTGTAACCAATCTTTTTGATCTAACTTATCATGATACCCAAGTGTGAGTGTATCACCAACTTTAACAGTCGCTATTACATCTCTATCAACCACATCAGCACCACCTGTTCCCCTGTAGAATAATATTTTTAACCTATCGCCAAATTTAGGTGGTTCATCAAATGTAATCGTTGCACCACCGGGGAATGAATAGGATTCACTGGGTATCTGTAATATATCATTCACAAATACAAATAAAGTATCTTCTACTTTTACAAGAGATCCGGGTCTTGATTGTATTGATAAGGTCTCTCCACCCACTGAAATAGGGAATGTTCTTCTTGATCCATCAAATAGATTTGAAAAATCGTCAAGCACTTGTAACTGTCCAACTGCCCAACCAGTAAATTGATCACTATCAACTTCGTTAATTGTAAATTCAATCTCTTCAAAGTTTGGATTTGCAGTTGTAGGAATACCAACAGATGAAAAATAAGTATCAATACCAGCTAAAGGTAATGTTAAAATTTGATTGACACCATAACCAAATCCAAGATTAGTTATTTTAAAATCAATGATAGTTGATCCTTGACTTACTACAACATCTGCTCTCGCCTCTGTTCCTCCGATTCCGGGTGAACTTGCACTATAAACAAGAGGAATATCGGAGTAAGATAATGGTTCATCGATTACAACTTTCATTAACTGATTTACTTTACCGCACCTTGCATAATTATGAGGTCTTGTTGATATACCAGTATTAACCTCAAACTGAGTGCTATTTAAAACTTTTAATACAGTTGATCCATCAAATCCGACATCTTGTCCACTCGCAGAATTGTTATTACCTCTTGGTGCTATCAATACTGGTTGAGCACTACCACCAGAGACATAGAATGTTGGAACTGTTGATATACCAGCGTTGATTGTAAACTGTGTGGCACTTGCAACACCGATCACTGGTGTACCACAATATATTGGATCACCACCATGTGGATTTGTAACTGAGTTTGCACGGGGATAATAATGAAGAGCACTACCATTATCTAAAGCACAAGTAAACCCAAGTCCAGTTAATAAAACATCACTACTCTTACCAGTTGTTGATAAACCATGAGCAGCAGATGTTGTTACTGTCATTATACCTGTAGTATTAGTGTAGATTGCACTTTGAACTCCAACAGCTGGAGCGTAATCACAAGTAAATGCGATTCCAGATAATACTATTTCATTACCAACTGATAAGTTATGTGCTGTTGATGTAGTAACAGTTGTAAGACCTGTAATAGACGTGTAACCAACATTTGTTATGTCTCTAGGCACATAGAACACTCTGTCAGTTGTGATTGCAACACTGGTAACGTGTCCGTCAGATACTGCTGCTGTTCCGATAGAAAAAACTCCCGCACCACTAAAACTTTCAGTTTGAATAGCGACATTGACAACAGTTTGAATACCTGCTCTATAACCAGATCCTGAGTTGCCGATTGATACAAATAAAACTTTACCAGTTGATGTACCAATACCAACAGTTCCTCCAGCAGAGACTAATGGTTGATAACCAAATCCTCTAGTTGAACCCACTGAAACAATTAATCCACCAACTGGAATAGATGCAGCATTTGGATCTCTAGTTGCTGTTACTAATCCAGATCCCGTCCATGATAGTTGAGTTCCAGATGGTTCTGATAAAGTAAAGTCTCCATTTGACCCCGGTGCTTGTAAGACTCCATTTATTAATATGAGTGCATTATTAGTTGCAACACCGGTTATAGCAGTTCCTTTTGTATGAGTTAAAGAGAAATCTTTTGTCAATCCATTAAATGATTGACTTAAATCATCAAACAAATAGTTATCAGTATAAGTTTCTTCAGTTCCACCTGTTACTCCTGTTCGAGTGAATACTCTTCCTTGGAAACTTGATGATGTTGTTATACCAACAAAATCTCTCTCACTGGGTCGATTAGTAGTTGAACTAATTGGATTTTTACCAGCTGGTGGTTCAATAAAGTTTATCTCATTTTCAACAATATTATAATTACCTCTTATTTTTTCAACTAGATCACCTGTGCTAAATCCTGCTATGGTTGTTCCTAACCAACCTCTTCTCACTTTCATAGCGTTTGTTGATCCAACACCAACTGATATAATCTTCATTATCTCTTGCGTATCTCCAGCTCCCACTCTTACATAATCTGCGCCAAAGAATGATGTGATTCCGCTAAAGAATACAACATCATCACCTATGTTTGTTTTTTCGGAAATAGTAGTTGTTACTGATGTTCCGGCGATTGGAGACTGTATCGCATTATCAATTGCAACTAAAACTTTTTGATTTGCATCAATTGCAGTGAACGTGTGAGTTGTTCCAACACCAACAGTTGCTAAACCAACTGGAAGTGCAATTTCTTTTAAAGCATTTTCTGCTGTTAAGGCAACTTGAACTTTATCCTCACCTTTCTTTATAATAAACACAGATGATGGCATACTAAATGGTGCAGTGCTTATACCAATTGATGTTCCAGCACCCGGTGAGTAATTAACTTTTTGACCTGTGGTAAAGAAATGATTTGGAAGTGTGATTGTATTATTTGTCAAATCAACAATTTCTGTGCTTGATCCATCATATGGTTTCTTAAATATTGGATTTCCGTCATTCTCAAGTGCAAATTGTCTTTTGATTGATACTTCAGTTCCCTCATAGATTGCAAACCCACTCTCCAATGATCCGTTTTGCAAATCTTTCACTGCCTCACCACCTACTTCTCTAGTGGCTTCAGATGGTAATAATGAAGTATTCTCTTCTGGTCTCAACGCATTCAAGAATGTTGTAATCGAAACTCCTATACCAGCGTTTGGAACAAAGGTAATTTCAGTTATGTCAGTGGTGACACCAGTTCTTCTTGCACTTATTGTACCTAAACCTGCAAACGCGGTTCCAACTTTTACGTTTCCAAACTCAGTTATCATTACATTTTCAGGATCTGAACCATCATAATCATCTATTACAACAACCTCTGCTAACTCATAACTACCATTCAATACATCCGCAATTTGAACAATACAGTAAGCAGCGTCATATTCATTACCATAACTTGCAATGCCTACCGGTATTGGTGTAGAACTTGATGAAATACCAGTGGTTTGAGCAGACATTTCAGCAAAAGAGAAATCATAAGATCCAATACCAATATACCCCTCTGTGGCAATACCAATTGCCATAGCATTAATAAATGCAGTGGACATCCCTGCATCAGGAGTATATGAAAGAACTAAATCATTTCCATCCATGAATGGAAAGTAAGTTCCAATATTACTTGTTGATGAATATGCATCAACAGAATGAATTGTTAGTTGACCATATTCTTGGAATCCAACGTTTGTACCATCATGTATTAAACTTACTTGATCATACTCAACACTACCATTTAAAGTTCCACCACCAGCCTCTACGCTTACCAATACTTTTGCTGATCTGTGTCCAGATATATTTGTACCAATACCACCAAGTGTAAATACAGTCCCTGCTGCTCCTCCAGCAATTGTAACTGCTGTGGTTGCAATACTTATCAAAGATCCATTTAAACCCGTGGTTGGGTTTGTGGGAGCTCCGGGAATAGTTGTACTACCACAAGACACAGTATCGGTTGATATTCCTAATCTTTGTGCGTCAAGTTGATATGACCATAAAACAACATTATAATTGTTAAGTTTAAATTTATTTGGATAGTATCTTAAAACTGATTCATTTCCTTCGATAACATAATCAAATGTCCCTAAATCTAAAACTGTTTCTATGTCACCATACTGATTAAGCATGGTTTGTCCTTTACCAGTGTCGTGCAGGGTGTTTACTATTGTTATTTGTCTTTCACCTGTAAATAATCTATCAGAAACAAGTGCAAAGAACATCTGTGTCCTTCCATCACTTAACGCATTACGATAAACATCTGCATATGGTGTTGTTCTTGCATTATTATTAAATATCCCACTTATATCATCTATTTGGACAACACGGTTTGAAACTGATTCTGAGTAATCAGTAATGAGTCTTGTTTGAAAATTGATTTCATCAGAAAATGGTTTTTCTAGACCCAGTAAATAATTTTCAGTCGCTAAATCAAAATTGTAATTTGTATATAAACTTTCAACGCCAATGATATCAACTAAAGTGGTGACAACACTCTTTGATGGATCTATATTTGAAAGTTTATTTGATGAAGTTGATAATTCATCTGATTCGACTTGTAAGTCACTAAATTTCTTAAATCCAGCTGTGTGATTTAATGATCCTACAATATCACTCCATTCTTTTATCTGAACTGGTGATTTAATAGAATATGAAAATGCCTGATAGTAATCATTATCATGAACTCTTTGTAACTCATTATTTAAAAACCCTGTAACGTTTTGCCAACCATTTTCGACAGTAGAAAAATAGTCAAGATTGTATTTACTTTCAAATTTTACAATCTCTTTTATTAAACCTTTTGCACCTGTTGGAGATGCGTATACTTTACCATCAACTCTTTCACCTCTAAATCTAACTTGCTCAACAAGATTACCAATCTCAAACTCTCTCGAACTTTCCACGGTGAGATATTTGCTCGAATTGTCCCAATTAAACACTTGTCCAACGATTTGAGTTCCCTCTGAATTAACACTTTCTATATCATCACCTTTTCTAAAACTATTTGGTTGCAATTCTATATCAAATTGAGGGAACCATTTATCTGGTATTAAAGATGCAACTGAATTAACTGTATCAAAAACACCGGGATAGTCAACATTTTTTGACAAATAATTAGACATATCATATTTTACTGTTCCGATACCACCGTAGTTTGGAGTTACCTGTGTTATTTCAAATCTTGCATAATCATACCCTGATGAGTTGAATCCTGAAGCTGTTGATCCAACACCCACACTAGCATTTTCAACGAGCACTTTATCACCAACTGTAAATGGGAAAGGATCAATATAAGTTCCTGAAAAACCGACTACTCCACTAAAAGCATTTTTTATTGTTGCTGTAACTGACTGCTCATCATTATCATAAACTAAATTTGATACTCTTATTCCGTTTGGATTATTTGTGGGTATAATTGTAGGAGTAGTATCATTCATAGACTCCGTGTTATCTAATATTTCAACGAACAATTCGTCAGGTCTATATCTTAAATCAATATCTGTAATTTGTTTTTTAGTGACACCATCAATAACAACTAGGTTTGGATTTTGAATATATCCTTTTCCAATTGATGTTATTCCGATAGATTTGAATCCTGTTAATGGAGTTATTCTTAATACTTGAGGGAATATAACTTCTGGTAATAAAGTTGAATCTGAGGGGTAATCAAATCCAATATTTTGTAGAGTTGTTTTTGTTACTTTACCAATATTATTACTAAATGATTCTAAAACTGCACCACTACCTACATCTGAGGTAATTGTTGTTATACCCGGAATAGACAAATAACCACCACCAGTGTCAGTAAGAGATAATTGATCAATCCCTCCATAAGCGGTTGTTGATATGGTTGAATATTTTAATTTAGAATTTGTAGTGGTATATGATGTGGATTCAGGTGGTGATGGTATGTCATAAGTAAATGAAGTTGAACTGGTTGATACAATATTAAAACTTCCATTGTACTTACTACTTTCAAATATAAGTTGATTATTTAAATCAATCTCATTATCAACAACAATTTGTTTATTTTGCTCTGTATTGTCTTGTGAATCAACAGGCACTAATCTATAATACAATAAGTTTGGTGTATTCTCATCTACTTTTAAAGTAACTTTTGCTGAAGCACTAACACCAACAGACCCGGATCTTGTTACATCAAAAGTATCTGTAGATCCGCTTGTCTCATATTCTTGAAGAAATTTACTGTCTTTATATAATCTGAAATAGAAGGCTGGGTATTTTGTAGTGCTTCGAGTATATGATAAAGATGAGTCTGAGACATCAAATTCAACTGTAGAGTTCTTGTAAAACTTTAATGGAGGATTTACCGGTGATAGTGTGCCAGCTGTTGCAATAGCAACTTTAACAAAATTAGGTTTTAATTTAGTTACTTCATACTTATTTTCAACAAGTGATATTTTATTTTCATTAATTACATATACATAATATTCTCTATCATTCACAAGAGAACTCTCAGATCCACTGAAAGTGTGAATTACTTTTTGACCATTAACTAATCCATGATTGTTTATATTAATTGTATTTGGTATTCCTGAAACTGATGTCGCGGAAGTGATTCCAGAATCATTAAAAGTTAAAGGATTAATTATTGTTTTACGATTAGCTTCATTGTATTTTACTGTAACTGTTGTGGTCAATCCGGGATTAACATTTATGATAACAGAATCGTTGTTAAGTAATCCATGAGTTCCTGTGCCAACAACACTAACCACAGTTCTATCAATCTCACCACTAATGACATTTTTGAACTGTGTTTTTAAACTATGAACATTTCCTGATCCTGCTGTTAAAAAGAATAATAACCCCCTATTACTTAAAGTCGTACCTATACCAACAAAAGTTCCTGTTGATCCCAATCCAACTTTAGATGTGGACAATCCGATTAAATTATCATTCAGTTTTGCAACAAAGAGAGGAGCATCTTCAGTCAGTAATGTATCTTGAGTTGGAATTGCACTACTTGTTTTTATTCCTAGAGCAGTTCCTGATGTTTGATAAGTGACAATATCACCAGTTTGTAATCCATGATTAAGTATGTAAATCGCTTGACTTGGAATGAATACTTGTGTTGCTCCAACACCGGGATTAGATATTTGTCTAAATGTTCCAACACCAACTCCGGCAGTGGTTCCTAATCCAACTGCTTCTTCAGGATTGAAGTAATATTCCTTATTTTCTCTCAAATTAGTTGATGTGGTGAATCCAGATTTAAAAGTAAACGTTCTAGGTATTTCTTCAAGAACTGTTGATGCAGTGTGTGATACTCCAATAGTGGATGATGGTCTTAAAACTCTTATTCTAGATGCAAATTTATCAACGTTTAAAACTTTTATAATCTCGGTGCCAACACCAACTTTAAATCTATCATTTTCTTTTATATTTGTAAGATCACCAGAAACAGACATAAATGTTACAACACCTGTAGCTGAAGCAGTTCCAATTCCTTGTGACAAAATAAGTTTATCAGATCTAATTCCTATTGCATATGATCCCTGTAATGATGTTGTTGTCGTTGATAAAGATCCAACATTTACAATCGCCTTGTTTAATAAATTTAAACTTGTAGTTGCTATTCCTATTATTGTATTATTTGAAGTTGGAACAAACTCTACGTTTGATATGGTTGTAGTTGTTGCACTTATTTCTGAAATATCTGGCCCTGTTATTCTACTAATTTTAGCAGATGCTTTGAATGATGAACTGACACTATCATCAAAAACAACAATATCATTTATTTGATAATTTGCTCCTGCTGATAATATTCCTACTCTACTAACACCACCTTTTTCTGCAAAGTCGATGACAGAATCTTGACTTACATAATTGTTTGATTGTAGAAAGTAATCATAACCACTATGATCTTTATTTAAGGAGTATGAGTATGTGTTCCTAACATAATTTGATTTTTCCAAATCAAAGTCATCTTGATTAGATGATCTTTTTAAATTAAAATTATTTGGTTTTGAATTATAAGAATTACCTATTAAATATGGGAATCTTGGTTTTTTAAAATTTTTAAATATACCATCAGACGCTGGTGTAGAATCAAATGTCGCAAAATAAGCATAAGTTCCTTTTGGATATTCAGGTGTTATACAAAATCTTCCATTATTTTCATCAAGAACATTGTCACTATCTGACGGGTTGAACGTAAAATCTTCAACGAAAAATTCTGCGGGAAAAACACTTGTAGGTGGTCTATTTGTTTTACTATTAGCATCCTCTACGTACCCTGATTCTAACTGTACAACATTCCCTCCAGTTTTATTAACAAATCCAAATGGCCCGTATATTGGATTGCCATCATAAGCATATCCTAAAATAGGAGAGTGTGAGTCATTATCACTTTCTACTCCATTTACAATTTTTAAATCCTTTTTTCCAAATAATACTTGTCCGTCAGCGTCACTTGCATACGATATTTTTCTTAAGTTTCGAGGAGCATAAGTGTAAGAACACTGTAAACCATAATCTTTATTAAGAGGAGTGCTTATGAAAACATCATCATCATTTAAATTTAATAAATTTTTCTTAAATTCATTTATTGTCCATCTCTGTAAAGAGGGCCTTGATTTAAATCCTTTTCCTGCAGAATCAACTCTTACAAAAGTTGAGGATGAACCATATCCAATACCACCACTTTGAATATTAACAGAAACAATATTTCCAGATGAATTTATTTCAGGAGTTAATTTTGCATCAGATCCTATACCCAATACAACTAAATCTGGTGGTGAATTATAATCAGTTCCCCCATAACTTACACTTACATCTACTATTTTACCATTCGCTACCACTGGTGTAATTACAGCATCTCTTCCTGAGTTTAATGATACATCTGGTGTTCTATTAAAGTTAATGACCTCTGATGCACCATATCCTACTCCCTTATTTGTTAAATTGACTGAGGTAATCTCACCCCTTACAATTGGTTGAACTATCGCCTCGTATGTTTTACCTGCAACTGATGATAAACCAACTTTTCCAATTACCTCTACATTGATTGGTGGATAATTGAATTTATGAGTCCCTAAACCGACACTTCTTAATTCTTGGAATTGATTTGTTTTTAAATAAAAGTCTTTTGTAGTTGTTCCTACACCAACAGCTGCAACTTTAAATGAATTTTCATTTACAGAATAAACAAGATAATCTAAAGACGTTGATAAACCATCGACTGATGTTCCGTCAACTGAATATTGTATTGTCTCTCCAGTTTGATAACCATGATTTTGAATATTAATTGTATCTAAAGCAGTGTTGATACCGATTGAATTACAAGTTCTTTCTTTATTTTCATAATTGGATCCAGAATCCAAAAGAACAATTGAACTTAATTTTGCCTTGCCATTTAAAGATTTTATTGCCTGAACACCATTACCAAAGTTTGTAATTGAAATAGTGTTAATACCTGATACAGAATCTTCAAAAGTTTTGTGTAATTTTAGTGTATATTCTGAAACACTTGAAACATAATATGTTGACTGTGTTGTTAAACCAACAAGAGGAATGCCACCCAGAGGGTCATATACGACTCTCTCACCCGTCCTAAAGCGATGATAGGTACTAAACCCTATTGATGATGTATTAACTCCAGCTGTTGCTGATGATACAGAACCTATCGTTACAGTTCCCAATCCCACTCCATCTGCATTAAATATGGATTCATGAGAGACGGTATTTAATTTAGCTACAGCGTTTGCTCCGCTTCCGTTTCCCCCAGTAATTTTTATCACTGGTTCCTCAAGATAATCAAATCCCGAATCCAATATTCTAATGTCTTCAAAAACACCTTTTACAGAACAAGTTCCTGTAGCACCAGTTCCAACAGAGTCTGTTATTGATAGTATAGGTGGATTGATAACATCGTATTTTTCACCACTTTTAACTACAACTAAATCATTCAACTCTCCGTAATAAACAGAATTTTTGGATTTATAATTCAGTATCTCAACACCATTTATTAATAAACCAGTATAACCTGGCTGTGTTTCATGTTTTTCTCCGTCATTTAATGGTCTAGATATCTCTCTAAAAAGTTTTTGACTCTCAATGTTTTTACCATAAAGTTCACTCTTTTCAATATCATTAGATGTAATCGTGACAGTATCTACACCATTTGGTGTTTTAACTTTTACATAATTATCACCGTAAATATCAGAGGGACTTTTTGCAAATTTTACATTGTTAGCATCTATTCTTTTTACATAATATAATCCCTCATCGAAAAGTTGACTTGAGATAAATTCTTGAACTATTACTGTCCCATCCGGTAAAGTTGTTTTAACTTGAGTCTTTTCTGGAGTGTAGTATACAGCGTCTCCAGTAAAATAATTATGATCAACTTGATCACTTATCTTAATTGTTTCATCATTTAAATTATATGTTCCACTAAAAGTAAATTTTTGAGTTTTCGGATTTAATTTAGTAACTCCAGAGAATGGTAAAGATGAAGAGGCGACTAAAATCTTATTTGATTTTGGATCAGGGTCAATGAAATCGTGTGGAAATGGTGTATGCTTTGCTCCAACCATTTTACGACCCTTATGTTCATGAAATGGGCCATAATATGGAATACCATTTACAGTTCCAAT